GCCCGTCGTTTGCATATGGCTTACCAGTATGGGAATCTCCACTATGGCTTTTAATCTCAATGGATTCAACTTCAACCAGTCCGTGTTAGCCACGGAAGGTAGGGTTGTCCCCACTTGGGCAGACGTATTGAACCGTGCTAATCTAGGCATGGAAGTAATGCATGAAAGAAACGCACACAATTTCCCATTAGACTTGGCAGCTATAGAAGCAACGCCAGTCGCATAAACAACGTCCGTTCACCTCTTTCAATCAGAGGCGCATGACACCCAAGCATGGAACGGGGCTTGGTATATGGATTTTACACATGACTGTAACTTACGTATATCGTGGCGTTGAGTACACCAAAACTACAAAGTAATTAATGACTCATCAAACACCTAAAACCGAATCTCATCACGACAAACCAGAAGAGCATGAGGAAACTAAAGAATTATTCGATGAGGATATTTCCTTAGAAGAAGCTCTTTCTACTCTGTGAAGAAATTCAATGAACTATGGCTAGTGGTCTTCGGACTGCTGGCCTTTTTTATTTATGTTGAAGGATCACACCTTCAATACCATAGGTTAGAGACACCTCAGTGTCGGATCTCTAACTAATTCCCTTGACCTTAAACCGCTACGGTCCGTTGTAGTCGGTCAGGGATTAACACTGGTATGGCGGAACCATACTGGACTCGATTAATTTAATAATGGCTTTTAATGTCAACACCACTACAGGTGGTGTAGTTTATAGTTCTCCTGTTTGGGATATCAAAGTACTAGCAGAACAGTGGGAAACAGATGCTGCTGGATATGGTCCAGCTGGTAATCAAACTGCTGCAACTGATGAAGGTGCTACTTACAGAACTATCACACCTTTCAATGTTGCTATAGGTAAGTATGAAAGACTAGTCCTTAAGTATCGCATCCATTATACACAGAATACTACTGGTAGAGCTAAGTTTAAACTAGATACTCCAACAGTAACTTCTATTCATTCAGCAGCTACTGGTTTAGAACCTGATGGAACTTTGGTTTCTGATGTAGATGTAGCAGCTGATCCTGTAAAAGAAATAGATGTAGCTGGTACAGCTGGTTACTTAGAGTGGGAAAGTATAATTGAAAATGGTGCTACAGCTGGTACTGTTAATTTTCAATTCGGACAAGTAGCTAACAACGCAGCTCCTGTAATTGTTCTTGAAGGATCATACGTTGAAATCAAGAAGTTCTAAATGACTTCGGATCAGGAGCACCTCAGTGTCGGACTCCTTTTCCTTTGGCTTTTGGCCCTCTATGGAGGATACCCTTTAGCCGTCTAGACGGTGGGATAGACCACAACAAATGATCAAAAAATTTTCAGCTGGAAGACAGTAAACAAATACATTTTTTTAAATAACAATGGCTAATGCCACACAGTCAGTATTAGGTTCAGTTAATAAGCTGGTATCTGATACTTCTGGTTCTAATGCTTATGATAGTAAGTATGGAACCTACCTTAAGCTGTTCTCAGGAGAGCTCTTCAAAGCTTATGAGTCAGCAACAATTGCAAGAGATACAGTACAGAGACGTTCACTAAAGAACGGTAAATCTTTACAGTTCATCTTCACGGGTCGTATGCAAGCTGCATATCACACCCCAGGAACACCTATACTTGGTTCAGGTGATCCTCCAGTAGCAGAGAAGACCATCACTTGTGATGACCTCCTTATCAGTTCAGCATTTATCTATGACCTAGATGAAACACTTGCTCATTACTCACTTCGTGGAGAAATCAGTAAGAAGATCGGTCATGCTTTAGCTGAGTCTTATGATAAGAAAGTCTTCAGAGCTATTGCTAAGTCAGCTAGACAAGCTTCTCCAATCACTGCAGCACCTGGCCCTGAGCCTGGTGGATCTCAGATCAAACTTGGTTCTGGTAAAGAGTATGATGCTCAAGCACTAGTTGATGCTTTCTTTGAAGCAGCTTCTATTCTTGATGAAAAGAATATGCCTAAGCAAGGCAGAACTGCTGTGCTAAACCCACGTCAGTACTATGCACTAGTATCTCAGGTATCTTCTAACATTCTCAACAGAGACTATGGAAACAATCAGGGTAACTTAAACTCTGGTGAAGGTCTATATGAAATCGCTGGTATTCAAATCAAGCGTTCTAATAACCTACCATTCTTAGCTGGTACTGTAACTGAAGAGACTGGTTCTAACAGTGCTGCTGGTACAGGTCAACCTGCTGATTCAGCAGACTTCTCTAACCACTGTGGTCTAATCTATTATAAAGATGCCGCTGCTGTTGTAGAAGCAATTGGTCCTCAAGTTCAAGTAACTTCAGGTGACGTATCAGTACTCTATCAAGGTGATGTTATCGTAGGTCGTTTAGCAATGGGAGTTGGTACACTTAACCCTGCTGCTTCAATCGAACTTCTTAACAGCGCATAAGAGGTATATATTATGTCAGTTGCTCCTGGGGTTTGCAAGAAGCAAACTAATACTACAGGCATAGGTGGAGTACTATCCATCAATCTGAATATGCCAACTCCTAGAGAATATGGTAGAACTGTATTATCTAATGGATTAACAGCTCTGAAATATGGAGCTTGCTAACTTAAATAAATAATTATGGCTAACTCAGTCGCTGCTGGTAACACTGCTGTATGTAGTGCTGCTGTTGCAGTCCGTGAAAGCGTATCTCGCACCGATGGTGGGGGTACCGATATTCGTAGTTCTAATGCTATCAAATCTGAAACTCAAAACCTCAGAATTGCTTATCCTGGTATAAGCTGCGATGTAACTTAAACACATAGGGAGGCTTCGGTCTCCCTCCTTAAACAATAATCCTTATGGCTACCACGACAATTGATAACGAGACAAAACTCTCCGCAGTAAATTCAATACTGGGAGCTATAGGACAGTCTCCCATTTCCTCCCTAACCTTTGAAAATCCAGAAGTAGCATTTATATTTAATCTACTTAGAGATTCTAATGTTGATGTACAGAGTGAAGGCTGGCACTTCAACACAGAGAATCATGTAGAATTCACTCCAGTTAATGACGAAATAACTATAGCAGATAATATACTTAAACTAGATGTGTCTGATGATTGGTCTTCTAGAGAATATGATGTAATAAATAAGAATGGAAAATTATATGATAAGTTAGATCATACTCAAACATGGACTGAAGCAATAGATTTAGATGTTGTATACCTATATGAATTTGAAAACATACCTATAGTCTTTAGAAGATACATAACCCACAGAGCGTCAAGAATGGCTGCTACACAGCTTGTAGCTAACCCTGAACTAGTTAAGCTATTATCTTCACAAGAGGCTCTTGCAAGGGCAGCTTGCCTGGAGTATGAATGCAATCAAGGTAATCATAGTATGTTTGGATTCCCAGATGACAGCTCTATATCTACTTATAAACCCTGGAGGAATCTTAGAAGATAATGACTGGAGTTTCACAACAAATACCTAACTACTTTGCAGGTATGTCAGAACAGCCTGATCAATTGAAATTCCCAGGTCAGACTAAAAGTATATTAAATGCTATACCTGATGTAGTATCAGGTTTATATAAAAGACCTGGCAGTAAAAGAATAGGAACTGATAAACTAACTAATGTACAGTCTAATGGTTCTTGGTTCCATTACTATAGAGATGAGTCTGAAGGTAGTTATATAGGACAGATAGCTAGTGATGGTAAGGTTAGGATATGGGCTACAAAAGAGAGGACTATTGATGGAGTTACAACACCAGCTGGTCATGAATGTAATGTCTGGTATCATACAGATAACAGTGCGTATGATTCAACTAATTCTGATCATGCTGCTATAACTACTTACTTAACTCCTAGTACTGCTACAGCTACAGAGGATTTACAAACGTTAAGTATTAATGATACTACTTATATAAATAATAGAACTAAAACTGTTAATACTACAGGTACAACTACTGCCAGAGACCATGCTCACTTTGCTTATGTTGAGATACTAAGAACAGAGAATGGTAGACAGTACTCTTTAAATTTATACAATAGTGATGCAGATGCAGACTTAGTTACTATAAAAAGAGCTACTAGTATAAGACTTACATCTGATACATTATCAACAGCTTCTGGTACTGGAAGTTGTAGAGGTATAGGTACACAAGTATTCTATGTTAACTCTGCTGATTCATATGATAATCTTACAATTAATGTTACTGATAGTTCAGATTCAGCTTATAATGCAGCATCTAATAAAAAAAATTTAATATTTAGAATAACTACATTAGGTCAGAATAGTCAATATGACTCATCATCTGATGATGGTAGTGTTGATGCTAATGATTTTGTATGTAACTATAGTAAAACAGTAAACTTATTACATGGTGGTGAAGGTTGGGATACAGATGATAAAGCTATAGTTTCCATGCTAAGTGCTGCTGGTGGTGCAGTAGTTGGAGTTCTTGATACTACTAAACCACAGTATACTCTAAACGTAGATAAAATAGAAACAACTAATATAAAGGCAAATATAAAAGCAGTACGTCCTGATCCAACACCATTTGATGCTGATACAGCTATAACTATGGATACTATAATAGGAGGTATAACAGCTGAATTAGAAGGTACAGGTATATCTTATAAAGTCATTGGTAATGGAATATATTTATATTCTGATTCTTCATTTAATGTAGAAATAAATGATCCAGACTTAATGAGAGTAATGCAGTCAGAAGTTAATAATGTAAGTTTATTACCTAATCAATGTAAAGATAACTATATTGTTAAAGTGGTTAACTCTTCTATATCAGAAGAAGATGATCATTACTTGAAATTTAAAGGTGAAGGTGGTTTAGATGGTAATGGTGACTGGGTGGAGTGTGCAGCACCAGGTATAGTTAAAAGCTTTGATGCTACTACTATGCCTCATATACTTTCAAGTCAAGCAGATGGAGACTTTTTAATTAAGAAGAATACATGGGCTGATCGAGAAATAGGAGATGATACAACAAACCCATTACCTACATTTGCTAATAATAAAATAAATAAAGTCTTATTCTTTCGTAATAGATTAGTATTTTTATCTGGTGAAAATGTAATACTATCTCAACCAGGTGAATTCGCTACACCTAATTTCTGGACTGAAACAGCTATAACAACTAGTGCTATTGATCCAATTGATATAGCTAGTAGTTCTACATTTCCAGCTGCTTTATTTGATGGAATAGAATTAACAGTTGGTCTTTTAGTATTCAGTACTAACCAACAATTCTTACTTACTTCTGATGATACTATACTTAATCCAGATACAGCTAAATTAAAAAGTGTATCTACTTACAATTATAATAAAAGTATACCACCTATATCTTTAGGTACTACTATAGGTTATATAGATAATTCTGGTAAGTATAGTAGGTTTAATGAAATGTCTTTAGTAGACAGAGAAAGAGAACCTATTATTGTAGAGACCAGTAAATTAGTATCAAGTTTATTACCTAAGAGTATAGATATTATATCTAATTCTAGAGAGAATCAAATAGTATTATTTACTAGTACTACTGATACAAATGATGATATAGTATATGGACTTAAGTACCTAAATATGGGTGAACAAAGACCTCAATTATCTTGGTTTAAATGGAAGTTCAACAAATCAATTAAGCATCATTTTATAATAGATGATCAATTTTTTATATTAGATGATGATAATTTCTTACAACAAGTTAGTTTAGTACAATCTGATGATGATCAGAGTATTGATGAAGATGGAGTTAATTATTTAGTACACTTAGATAATTATATACCTAACGTTACTGGTGGTGTGTATAATTCTGTTAATAATACAACTACATTTACTACTACATGGTTATCTGATGTATCATCTAGTACTAATGACATAGTTGTTATTGACGCTGATGGACAATATAGTATAGGTACTAGAAATGGTATTTATCTTGAAGTACCAAAAGATTGGTCTAGTTCTGCAGTAGATATAGGTTTCTTATATGATTATCAAGTAGACTTTCCTACACTATATTTATCAGCAACTAAAGGTACTACTAGTAGAACAGATGCTAATGCTTCTTTAATTATACATAGGATTAATTTAAACTT